AGTTAAAGTTTAGTAATCTTATAACTGCGTTATAACGAATCCGATCATTTAATGCTCGTCCAGCTCCATCAGCCGTTGGGAATAACTCTGCTGCTGAGAATCCAACAAATGAACATAAGTGCATTAGTCTTGGTGCTTGATGATTTGGAAGAGTTAATTTTGAAAACTTATATCCCTCCGTAGAATATAAATAATCTTCTAAGCCCATCGGGTTTGATATATGTATATTGTAAGCTCGGATAGGATGAATTGAGAAACAACCGCGCTGTGCCGACATATGTTTGCTGACCGAACCAGGCACCTCAATGAAGCGAAGGCTATTGTTCTTTGCAGGATAATCATTTGAAGCAATCCAAATAGCTAATCGTTCATTTGACCAATTAGCCTTTTCATAATGATTAAGAGAGCCACTGGATGCAAAATATGCAGCAACATAAGGATTTCTACTCCAGTCTAGTAGGCGAGTAGGGACCCCATGGTGCTGAGCCATAGACATTAACTCATACATTTTTGGATTCGGCCAGAGTACAGGGTTTGTGTAATAAGGTGCATTTTCAGCTGAAGTTATTTGAAGATATGTTGATCTGAAAATTGCAGAATCGTTAGGTATTCTAATTCCTACCTTATCACAGAAATGCGCATAGTCTTGTAATGTAGCTATTTCATTGGCAATTAAATCAGATTCATTTTTAGGTGAGCTTATCAGATAGTGATTTTTAAATTCTCCGTCCCTCAAAGCTGCGGGAATTAATTTCCATTCGGCATTGGCGTGCCCTCTGAAATACTTTTGTGAAAACCCTCCTTTAATATTAATTCTCGTTGGCGAGATGTGCTCCCATAATGAATCAGCATCATCGAAATTAATAATATCGTAATCATATTTATTCATGAAATCATCCATTGATAACAAATTGTTTCATGTGTCACACAATGCCGGATTGTGGATCTAATTAAACATCGCGTCAATGATACGATAATGAATACTCAACTCACCGAAATCATGCGCCTTATCACCAACCTGATCCGCACCGGCACCGTGTCCGAGGTGGACGCGGATAAATGGCAGTGCCGGGTGAAAACGGGCGACCTTGAAACCAACTGGATTAACTGGCTCACCTGCCGCGCTGGTAATACGCGCACGTGGTGGCAACCCTCCATCGGGGAGCAGGTTGTGCTGCTTAGTCTCGGCGGCAATCTCGAAACCGCATTTGCGTTGCCGGCCATTTATTCCGACGCCTTCCCGCCGCCCGATTATTCAGAGAACGGAAGCACCACTGTGTTCAACGACGGCGGCTGGTTCCAGTACGAACCGGATACCGGCCAGCTGCTGATTAAGAACATCAAAAGCGTGCGCATTGAAGCCGCCGACGGCATCCGACTGATCACCGATCAGCTGGGCATCGATGCGAACCAGATGCTCATCAACAGCGAAACCATGATAAACGGCGCGGTGACGCAGGGCGGCGGCGATATGAGTTCCAACGGCGTGATTGCTGATAAGCACAAGCATGACAAAGTTAAGTCCGGCGGCGATATATCCGGAGGCCCGCAATGATGTATCTCGGCATGAACCGCGACACCGGTGAAGCCATCACCGACACCGAGCACATTCGCCAGAGCGTGCGCGACATTCTGATCACCCCGGAAGGCAGCCGCATCGGGCGACGTGAATACGGCTCGCTGCTGTCGATGCTGATTGACCAGCCGCAGAACGACGTGGTGCGCCTTCAGGTGATGGCGGCGGCGTACACGGCGCTGAGCCGCTGGGAGCCGCGTATCCGCCTCAGTTCTTTGGGCATAACCAGCGCCTTTGATGGCTCCATGGTGGTTGAGCTAACCGGCCAGCGCGCCGACGGCTCACCGCTCGCAATGTCAGTGCCTACGGGGGTGAACAGTGGCAGTAATTGACCTTTCGCAGCTGCCCGCACCGGAAGTGATCGAGGTGCCGGACTTTGAAACGCTGCTGGCCGAACGTAAGGAAGCGCTGATTGCGCTTTATCCGGAGGACGAGCAGGCCGCCACGCGCCGCGTGCTGGCGCTGGAGTCCGAGCCGATTGTGAAGTGCTTACAGGAAAGCGTTTACCGGGAAATCCTGCTTCGCCAGCGCATCAACGAGGCGGCGCAGGCGGTCATGGTGGCTTACGCGCTGGGCAGTGACCTTGACCAGCTGGCCGCGCGCAGCAACGTGCAGCGCCTGACCATCACACCGGCTAACCCGGACGCCGTGCCGCCGATTGAGGCGGTGATGGAATCGGACGACGCGCTGCGCGTGCGTGTGCCGGAAGCGTTTGAGGGCTTATCGGTTGCCGGTCCGACGGCGGCCTACGAGTTTCACGCCCGTAGCGCGGACGGGCGTGTGCAGGACGTGTCCGCCATCAGCCCGTCACCGGCGACGGTGCTTGTCACCGTGCTGAGCCGCGAGGGCAACGGCACGGCAGCCGCTGATTTACTGAATACAGTGGACAAAGCGCTGAATGACGAAAGCGTGCGCCCGGTGGCAGACCGCCTGTCCGTGCAGCCTGCAACCATCAACGACTACCGCGTGCAGGCAAAGCTGCACCTGTTTGACGGCGTGGCCGCCGCGCCCTGTCTGGAAGCGGCAAACGAGCGGCTTGCCGCTTATCTCATTGAGCAGAAAAAGCTGGGCCGCAGCGTGCGTCGCGAGTCTTATGGCGCGGTGCTGCGCGTGGCCGGTGTGGACTGGGTCGAAATCACCGAACCGGCAGAAGACATCATTATGGACCGCACGCAGGCGGGCAACTGCACCGGCACCGACGTGACGGTGGCGGACGATGAGGTGGCGTCATGAGTAACAGCCTGCTGCCGCCCGGCTCATCCGCGCTTGAGCGCCGTCTGACGCAGGCATGCAGCGGCATTTCCGGGCTGAACGTGCCGCTGCGCGACCTGTGGAACCCGGACACGTGCCCGGTGGATTTTCTGCCCTATCTGGCCTGGGCGTTTTCGGTGGACCGCTGGGACGAAAGCTGGGCGGAAAGCGTGAAGCGCAAGGTGGTGAAGGATGCGTTTTACATCCATCAGCACAAGGGCACCATCAGCGCGATTAGGCGCGTGGTGGAGCCGCTGGGCTATCTCATCCGCGTGATTGAGTGGTGGAAAACCAACGAAGAGCCGGGCACGTTCCGGCTTGACGTGGGCGTGCTGGATACCGGCATCACCGAGGAAATGTATCACGAGCTGGAGCGCGTGATTGCGGACGCCAAGCCGTGCAGCCGCCATCTTATCGGGCTTTCAATCACCCTGGACGCAAACGGCACGGTGCCGGTGGCTGTTGCCAGTTACAGCGGCGACGAGCTGACCGTTTATCCCTACACCCCTGAACTAATCAGCGTCGGCGGGCCGGTGTATTCCGGCGCGACGGTGCATCTTATCGACCTGACGGAAGTGAGCGCATGACGACAAAATATTTTGCCCTGCTGACCAATCAGGGCGCGGCTAAGCTTGCCAACGCTGCCGCGCTCGGCACCAAAGTAAACATCACGCAGCTGGCCGTGGGCGACGGTGGCGGCACGCTGCCTACGCCTGACCCGGCACAGACGAAACTCATCGGTGAGAAGCGCCGCGCGTCGCTTAACTCGCTGACGATTGACGCCGCCAACGGTAGCCAGATTATTGCCGAGCAGATTATCCCGGAGGGTGAGGGCGGTTTCTGGATCCGTGAAATCGGTTTGTTCGATGGCGATGGCGTGATGATTGCCGTGGCTAACTGCGCCGAAACCTACAAGCCGCAGCTCGCCGAGGGCAGCGGGCGCACGCAGACGGTGCGCATGATTATCATCGTGAACAGCACCACGGCGGTGACGCTGAAAATTGACCCGTCGGTGGTGCTGGCGACGCGTAAATACGTGGACGACGGCGTGGTTGTGGCAAAGCAATATGCCGATGATAAGGTGCAGGCCGCGCGTCAGTATACGGATGAGGAGGTGCTGGAAGTGCGCCAGTATGCGGACCAGCAACTGGCCGATCATGTTGCAGCCGACAACCCGCATACACAGTACCCGCTGACCAAAAACGCGCTGAAAGAAATCGCCGACGCCGGTCTGGTGGCGAAGCTGCTGGAAAACCTCGGGCTGACCAACAGCTTTAAGGGCCGCTTTATCGGGCGTCAGCTTTTCACCACGCCCGGTGCGATCACCTACAAGCCCACGCCGGGCACGAAACGAATCAAAATCATCATCACCGGCGGCGGCGCACGCGGCTATGGCATGCTTGGATGGGGATCGGACTACCGTGCGCGTGGTGGCGGTGGCGGTGCCGGTGCTACGGCCATTGCCTGGCTGGATGTTGATGATACCAAAACTTATCCGGGCGTGGTGGGCCGGGGCGGTGACGATACGGTGACGCCTTCCAGCAGCACGTTTAACGGCGTGCTTACGGCTTCAAACGGTGCCGTACCCGCTACTGGCGGCGATGGCGGGCGTGGTGGCACCGCCGTGGGTGGCGACATCAACCTTCAAGGCGGTGACGGCAGTGATTCACCCGGCCTTATCAGTACGACATCCAACGTGTATCGCGGAGGCTCAGGCGACGGCGGCGTGAGCTATTGGGGTGGAGGTATTCGCAGTGCGGAAGGGACAGTGTTGGGTCGTCAGGCAACATTCGGAGCAGGCGGCGGTGGCAGCGTCCGCGAAAATCCCTTTATCGGAAACTTTGGCTCTCACGGCGTAATTTATATTGAGGAGCACACCTGATGAAAACGTATGCCCGAATTGAGGAACAGCGCGTGGCGGAAATCGTCTCGCTCAGCGTGAAGCCTGAAAAGCTTTATCACCCGTCGCTGGTCTGGGTGGACATTACCGCACTCGCTGAGCAACCAGACGTGAATTACCTTTACAGCGACGGCGTATTCACCGCACCGGTTATTGAGGCAGAAGACGCCGTATTTCTTGCCAGCAGCCGACTGGCCGCAGAAATGGATGACGCCAACCGGGCGATGGCACCGCTGCAGGATGCCGTGGACATCAGCATAGCGACGGACGAAGAAACCGCGCGGCTTGCGCAATGGAAGAAGTACCGCGTAATGCTGAGCCGCATCGACGTATCAGTCGCACCGAAAATCAGTTGGCCAGAACAGCCATGAATATATATTCAAAATTTTTTTTAACCTTATGTTAGTAAACGCTTAAAATAATTTTGAGAGGCGTTTCGCCTCTCATCCTATTAGAAGAGTTGAATATCTCCGTACGTATAGTGAAGAGCTAAACCCAGCAGGAT